TTGCCGGATCCCCATTGCTTTTTATAAAAATATAATTATGATTTTTATTATTCTTATTTAAAATATTTTCTCTTTCAATAAGCCAATCGCTATATCTTTTCCAAAATATATCTTTAATAATATATTTAGCTATCATTTTCCCAGATTTAGTGCGCCCCTTTGTTTTAATTTGTTTTAAAGTTTCCAAAAATAATCCATCAAATACCACATTATTTTCATCAATAATATCTGTGGTAAAACGTAATAATTCTGAAAATCTACTTCCAGATCCAATAGCTAGAGCAAACCAACAAATTATTTGGAACTCTTTATCCTCTTCTAATTGTTTAAAAATACTTTCTATCTGTTCATCAGTTAAAACAGTTTTATCTCTTACCACATTTTTTGGAAGTGATTCTATAGATTTCAAAATAACATTGCGGAAGGAACTGTACTCAGAATCAAAAAATTTTTCTATGAAATTGCTAAAAGAACTTAAACAAGATTTTGCTCTTCCAAATCTCGCTCCACTCCATTGTAATTCTTCTACAGCATAAGAAAAAAAATCACTAAATTCTATTTTTTTTATATCTATAAAAAATTTGTTATCATTATTTTCCAAATTCCAAGTAAAAAATATTTCTAGATCTGAACGATATCCCTTAATAGTCATATCAGAACTTCTTGCATTTTTTTCTCTAAGAAATCTATCCATTAATTTTTTATTTTCTACATTTACTTTTTCCCATAACTCTGGCGATGTAATAACTTTTCTATATGTCTCACGAGGCATTTTTATTTTTCTCCAATCTATAAATTATTTTTTAAATATATTACTTTATTCATTGATATATAAATTCTTAAAATTTAATTTTGATATATCATGATACAGTTCCCAACATTCTACGTCATACGCTCTTGCCGCATCAATTTCATTTTCAAATTTACCTAAATATATTTGTTTATGATTTACACAAATATATGACCTCCAGTTTCTATTATCCGATGTCTTAGAAACTCCTACAAAAGGAGATTTTGTATTCTTACCTTTTTTAATTCCAGTATTACCTTTTGCTAGTTTTTTTCTTTGCTCTTCTGTTGGAACATATCCCATATGAGAAATTGATAAATTAGTTTTATGTTCATCTGTGAATGTCATTCCTTTTTTACCAGCACTAATATTATTTCCCCATTCTATAGACCTTTGAATACCAACATGCCCCCCAGAACCGCCCCTATCCATATTATAACCATTACCATCACCTATATAAGAATTATAATATGCTATCCAATAAATTTCCATAAAAGATATATTATCTTTATCACATTCTTGAATAATATAATATTTAAATATCTTTTCTTCATATTTATTATATACATTTTGCAAATATGTATTGCTATGCCTATTATATTTTAAATCATTTTTATGTTCAGACCATCTGTTTTTAATATTAATACTTTTTCCTATATATTTCATTCCATTTTCTACATTTTCAATACAATAAATTCCACAAATTTTTTCTTTTTTCATATATCCCACCTTAAAATTATTTCAACTCTTGGATTTAATTTATCATATTGGAAACTTTCAAATTCAATTTTTAATATATCTCCACAATCATCTTTTAAAACATTTGCTTCAACAAATCCATCTTGGAAAAATTTTGGACTTAACATTAAATTATCCATATCCCTACGCCGATGATCTAAAAAATAAAACGTATAAATCATTTTCGCTTTATTTAAATTTAGATTTGCGATTTTATAGTAACTCGCCAACCAAACAGAGAATTCTTTATATTTTTGTTTTATATCATTTTGTTGCATTCTCTTCATGGCTATGAATCGGTTTAAAGATGGGGGAAAGGGCTTATCGATTGGCTTCTTTTTCCTCCGCGGATATTTTATGAAATATTGTTCACAATATTCGTTCAACACCTTATTATTTATGATTATATTTATTTCTTTCATAATTTTCCTTTCTCATATCTCTCCATTATCTCAATTATTTTAGCCCTAATGTTTTCCAAAACATCTTTATCAATACTGTCAATAACCGATATATTTAAAGGTTTATTTTTATCTATACTCGTCATAAGATAGTCCATCTGTTTTTCTGAAATAACATGTCCATTATCTCGTAACTTTGCATAACATTCATCGTCCTCAACAACTCCACCATCGTACCCATTATCATCCATCATTTCCTCCGATAAAATCTCTATTTTATCCTATATTTTATAAAAAATAGAGATGCACCATTTTCACGATGCATCTCTAATATCACATAAGCGAAATTATTTCAATGCATTAAGCTTAGAAAGAGCCAATCCTTCGAGCACTTCCGCATTTACTGTTACGCCGAATTCGGCAAGATATTTCTTTGAAAAATCTGCAACAAGTTTCTTAACTTCATCGCTTGTTCCAGAATCTTTATATGCCGCTACTCCAGCATCAATTGCTTGTGAAATAAGCGCTTGCTTATCTGGAATTCCATTGACAAGCATGTTATTATAATTCCCTTCTATCTTATCAGCAAGTTCAGCAACATCAACAGGAATATTATATTTCTTCAATTCTGTTTGCGCCTGGTTGATAACCCAATTCTTAGCAGCTTCTCCATCTGGTAGAATACCATTTATCTTTAATTGTTCGGCGGTTACCATACAAAAATTAATGGCTTTATCAATTCTGGCATTCTGTTCTGCCGTCAATTCTAGTCTTTTTTTAGCAACAAAAGCAGATCCCCATTTTTGTCCATAAACACCTATTAAAGCAACAATAATAGGAAGCATAATATTAACAAGTTGCCAACCCATACTAGCAAGTACTGCTGTATCAAATTCCATTATTTTCCTCCATTTTTATATAAAACTATATAATATCAGGCGGATCATATCTCTCCACCCGATTTTTTCTATTATTAACTTTTTTTCTATATCCGCATTCAGAACACTCTTCATAATTCTCAGAGTAAATCACCCCATTCTCTTCTTTGTTATAAACAACAATCTCTAGTTGCCCATCACAATCTGGACATTTTTTATTCAACATTCTCTGTATTTTTTTCTTATCAATCATATCAAAATTACTCTGAAGCTTTGGGTGTCCTTTTATTTCTAGTTCTAGTTGGTTTTGTTTCCTTTGCCGATTCGTTTTCTCTGTCGGCAACTTTTGCCACTGCGGTTGGAAACTTCTCTTGAAAATCACCAACAGTAGAATTTAATTGTTCAACTAATTTTTCTATTCCTTCTTTTGACATATCCATCTTAGAAACATTATCAATCAATAGCATAACTTTATCTGCAATTTTATTAAATGCTCCCTCAACACTTCTTTGAGATAATATTGCACGAATATCATTTCTTAATTCATTATAATTAACAATCTTTGCTTTTATTTCATCCCATAATCCGCTAGACATTATATTTTCAAAATTTTCATCAGCGTGATTTATATTGGTACATTTATCCAAAATGCTCCATATCAATCCCCACTCAGCAGAATAATAATTTTTTACAGCATCATCACTCATAGATAAAAATTTTATATAATTCTGAGTTAATTCTAACTTGACATCTTGTGGAATATATGATAGAATTTCAATATCAAATCCTTGAAATTTAAATACTTTGTTTTCTGCACTTTTAATGACAAAATCTAGTTTGTCCATTTATTAAAACATTCCTTTATTTAATTTATTTTGTTGGGGAGGATTTTATTCCTCCCCTAAAATTTTATTCCATTAGCGATAGAGTCGTTGGATAAAATTTATTACAACGTCCTCCATTTTTATCTGTTGCTACTTCAAATTTATTAAGTTTAGTACACCATTTCGCAAAACGACATACATTTCCGTCTAAATTACAAATATAAAAAATGCCCGTTTCGCCCTTTGGTGTTTTCTGTTCTCCGTTAGCACAATCCATTAAACAACATTAATACCAGCATATGCCACCATTGATCCCGCAGCATAACTTGCACTAATTATAATAAGACTAGGAATGGTCACACCAGAAGCAGACGTAGAAATCAATCCGCCAGATCCAACTGTTATTCCAGATCCAGAACTTCCAGATCTAGCAAAAGTGCAATCACCAGTAATAATACTTCTTCCATAAACACCGCCCCTATACCCGTATACTGTCAATTGCTGAGATTGAACAGAGCTTTTTGTCCATTCGGTATATGATGGGTCAACATCAATGGATGAATATAGCGCCCCATTTGTCGTTGTAGGAATAAACGTGACTTTTGCAAAATAGTTACCACTAGTACAATCCGTAGCGATGACTTCTAAAGCTTTGCCTTCAAGAGATTCAGTAGAAACACCATTCGCAGCTAAATTCAAGGTGTAATTACCAGAAACTTGGAATTGAGGAATATTGATTTGAAGATATTTTAATACAGTGCTTTGAGCAGCACTTCTAATTTCAGCAATCAATGTCAAATCAATAATACTCGGTGGTGTCGTTGAACTAACCACAATTTGATCGGCACTTTTACTTGTAACATAAATCGCTGTAACTACTGCGTTTGCCCCAGCACTCACGGTAATATTTTTCACGGTGGGAGTGACCGTAGAAATTGTTCCGCTTGGTAAGATTACAGAAACATTTCCAACAGGCGTCAAACTAATAGTTCCAGATCCACTGGACGACAAAGTAAGACAATCAGTCTGCAAAACATTGACGGCTCCAGTAGATACAGTTGCCCCAACATTTAGAGCAAGTATCGTTTCACCGAATGTCGCTTGTTCCAAGTTAATAGTTACCTCACGAGTGTGATAATAACTATACAATAATGGATTCAGAATACCACCACGAACATCGGTGTTCTGCATCGTAATTCCGAAAGCACTGCTAATATTTGTTTTTCCATATGCTAGTGCATTTCCTGTCGTTGGATCTCTTGCAATAAAGTTTGCAACACTAACAACAAATTCATTTGCCATATTTTATTCTCCTTTATGTTTTTAAATATTCCCACCGTCTGGTAAACCAGTTTCTTTAAAGAAATTATCCGTTCTAATAAGAATTTCATCGTATCTTCCACCTGGTGAGATATGTGAAAAATAATGCTTCCATAATTCTCCGCCGTGTTTTGCCTTAACTTGTTCACTTACTTCCAGCGGTTTGAATGTTTTATATTCCAGTATCATTGTCTCTCGTCTTAATCGAGTCTTGAATTGGTACATTGTCTTATTTCCCGCTTCCTCTTCAGTCATTCCAGTAAGACCGCAAAATACATATATTTCGTCTTCAAAATTTATATTTGCAGAATTTCTATATATAAATGCTAAATTTTCTTCTAGATCTGGATTAAATTCTTCGACATATTCAATAGAACTACCATTTTGCTCCAAAACAATTTCCCTAATATTTTCAAAATGATATTCACTAAAAACTATGTCATTTATAATTATATTTATCATAAATTTATTAAATGGATTTTCATTTTCATCATGAGGTTCCAAAGAATAAAAAACATCATCAGATCTAGTAATTGATTTTAAAAAATCCAATAAATCTTTTTCAATATTTATCTCAGGATATTTCTCTTCATAATTTTTTTGAATAACATATAAAAGAAATTTTAAATAAGACATTTTTATAATAAATTCATCTGGAATATATTTTTTAGGAATTGGAAATAATTTATAGAATAATTCTTTTGTTTTAGTATCTTTTACTTTTATCGGATAAAAATTTATACCTTTATAATTTTGAGGTTCACCAAATATATCTTTATTTCTATCATATATTTTTGATACTGTAGTATTCATTTTTATGTTATCCAGTTACAGAATATGGTGGCGGCTCCTTTAAATGGAGTTTGCCCACTAATATTCATTTTGCAAGCCCTAGAGGCTCTGTTATCAAAATAAATACGACCAATTCCATCTATATTTTCTCCGTTCAATGATTCAATAAGTTGCTGGGTTATACTAATAACCCTAGTGGTGTAATTAGAAAGTGTATTAATCTTACTGTGAGCCAAAACCTGAAACGCCATGCTCACATACCCATAAATATAATTTGTTGGAATTAATTCTGATGGACTAACTCTTAATATGCATGTTTCAGATGACCAAGAATCGTCTTGCCCAACATCAAGAAACACTCTATAAGGGGTTTGGTCTGGAGATCCATCATAAATTAAATTTCCCTTTTGAGTTTTGGTGAGATTAGGATGAGTAGAATCATTTTTATAAGCATCTTTATCTGTATAATATAATAACTTCCATATCATATCGTTATTATTCAACAAATATTTTATACATTTATAACTAAATGATGGTAAATCTGTATATTTATTATAAACTTCCTTAACCTGATCTGTGGTCATGTCAATAGTCACCTCCCATTTTTACCAAGCACCTTGTAGAGAAACATCAAATGTTCTGCTTCCAGAAGTTCCAGAACATAACACGATTAACGGACTTTCTGTAAACATTTCATTATTAGTTACAGAGAACGTATTATTAGTTAAAGTACTAAATGAATAATGATCAACCGGAACATTTGAATCATAGATACTGAACACAAATGATCCAGATACAATAGTAGAACCGCTATAATATCTAACATCAAATACTTGACTATCACCTTCAAGAATAGAACCATCATTAGGATTTACAACTATACTCGAAACAGCAGTTGAACTACCGGACTGAATATAATCATAATAATTAGCTGTACCATTTATCAAATCGTCTGTGTCTTCATTACCTTGATATTTTTGAACTTCTAATACTAATAACTGAGATGTATTATTGTCTAATGTTTGTTGATTTAAATAATTTCTGGGTTCTAACACTCTATAAGATTGCCAATTATTTATATTGCCAAATAAGAAACGCTGGTTACTTTTTATTGTATTAGTCTTGACATTCTGTTGCGCATATATTCGCGTGTATGCTTGTGGGGTTACAAGATTTGTATTGGGGACATCTAAGCGCGGACTTTTAAAATCGTATTCGATACAACATGGCTCCGTTAATACTGTACTTCCAGACATCCACCTCAATTGATTATTGGCACGCCTGACTGTGGCAGAGGCAGTAAGACTTTTTATATGTTCGCAATTTATCGTAATCCACACATTGTTGCTAAATATATATTTCATCCCCGGAGATACAGGATGGGATATATCTTTGAACAAGATTTTTTTAAAATCGTCTCCTTGTCGAACATTTGAGTCGGGATTTACGCTACCTACTACACGAGCCTGTAATTGGACATATGATCCACTAGCAAAAACAGACTCCTCTAAAATATCGCTGAATACGGTTGTGGCGTTATCAAATTGATAATTCAAGGATTCTTGAAAATCGTTTACCCAAGCAGAACTTGCCGATGTAGGAATAGAGGGCTTTCCAGATATATAGTATTTATAAGTCATCCATAGCACCTCCTTCTAACTAGAAAATATCTGATTATTCCAATTTGCCCAATTCACATTGTAGGCAAGTCCATAATTTACAAGGCGTTGAGACAATTCCTCTTTTTTAGAATTATAATTTGCGGTTCTTTCCCTAATGTTTTGAGCGGGAGAAAAACTCTTAAAATCTTTGTCTTGGATAAAATTATTCAAAGCACGAATATCCTGAATTCCTTTTTGAAGCCAATAAAGTTCCATGTGCATCGATAAGAGTATTTGATTTTCTGTTGTCAAAGTTTCTGTGAAATATCCGTCAGCTGAACCGCTAACCGGAGTATATGCAAGCGACTGTGTGCATACAGAAAAATCCTGTACACTTTTTAGCAACCAAGGCTCAATATAGGTATTGAGAGCGATACTTCCCGATGCATTATAGATAGTATCCAATTTATAGTCAGCTATAGACGATAAGAAAAGATCGGAAACTTCCGTCAAAGTAGTAGACACTTATGCTTCCTCCTTTCTCCATACAATTAAAAATAGCTATAACTTTGACATTATAGCTATTTTTAGAATGAAATTATTATTTTATTAGGTTAAAACCTAGTTATTTTCTTCATCAAAATTTTTTATTTCTTCAACAGTCCTAACCCTATCCATAATCCCAATAATATCCTTATCCATTTTAGGATTGTTAAATCTATCAATAGCATTAACTAAATTTTGATCAATATATTCTCCTGCTACTAATTTTCCAACAATCATATCAACAACAATTTTTTGTTGTTTTGGATTAGCTGATTGAAATAAAGTCAGGGCATCCATTTCATTTGCTAAAATTTTTTCAATTTTCTCTTTGTCCAATATTTTATTATAAATATCTGCAAGTCCCTCTTCTTCAATAATTGCATCATCAAGAATAATGTAATATCCGGCTTCTTTAAAATTACGATGATTCTCATTAATGGCTACAATATCACCATATGATATCTTTTTTACTTCACCAAATCTTTCAAAACTATAATGATGCCCCCCCCCCCTCTTTTCTGTTGCCAAATTCAATTTATTTGGACAAAGAGACATTACTTTTACTTGTCTATTGAGGGGAATTCCATTATCAACTTGTTGTACATATTGAATAGGTTGATGTTGATTTCCAACATTATTTTGAACCATTTTCGTCAATTCCAAAATTTGATCTTTTAAATCTTGAATTTCTTTTTTATCTGATATATCAGATTCTTTTTTTTGACTTACAAGTCTTCTGCTTGTTACCATTTTATTTTTTCCTTTCATATAAAAATATGATTATAAATTATAGTAAACATTATTTATTCTGGGATTAATATTTCTCCAGATTTTATTTTTTGATTAAAATTTTGCTTTATGTTTTGTTCAAACATATTCTAATAAAATTTTTGTATCTCCCTATTATTACATAATATCCATTAATTATAAATAAATGAGCGAAAGAACATTTAGGGATTATGCTCTTATCAGCAAATTAGCAAGATTAGCCTATTCGCTCATTTATATTACCGCACTTTTACAATTTTGCCAAGGATTAAAGCGTGATGAGTCCACCGATACTGGAACTACAAACTCCGGCTGTCCACATTTTCTGGAAAGTGGCATTTGCAAGCAACATAGCAGAATCTTTTTCAGGATTGACAAATGATATAGTCGTCCCACCAATAACATTTTTAACAATCTTATCTGTTCCCGGAGCAATAATCCACAAAGAACTATTGTTGATTACCGTGGCAAAAGGATTCGCCCAATCTGCGACTTGCGGGAGTTCAAAAGTGTCATATCCGGCAAGGGTTCTAATATATCCCAGTTTGACATATTCGCTGGTGAGATCGAAACGATAATTGGCGTCATCTGGAAGAACTTTGGATAAAGCAGTTTTGGTTCCGACAATAATTGCCCGTGCCCCACCACTAAAACTCTCAACCTTCTGTGCAAGCAAAGTCAAATCTTCAGATGTAAATCCGGTCACTTGTAATCCGGTTGTAGCGTCTGTTGAAAGTCCGGTGAATGCACCAGCAAATGCCGTGTAAATATCTTTTGACATTTCTGTCTCAATGGATTGCAAAGCACGAACAGTAAACGTCGCCAGATTCTCTTGCCCAGACAAAACCCGAAACAAGGAAACGCCAACTGTAACCGCATGAGCAACCGGATTAATAGTTCTTTGATTATCAAAGCCCTTATGCATTTCGGAATGTCGCATTCCCAAACGGCCCACTCTGGTTACAGGAAACAAATCACGAAATCTTACATCGAAAATTCCAGTTTCTCCCCATCCAACCACTTTTGTTTCACAAAAAATCGATGTAGAATCAATAATTGTTTGAGGAAGAACAGCATCTATCATTTGAGAAGCGATATTTCCAACCGCCCACGAAACGAGAGGATGGGTTGCCATTTGTTCGGTGGACATAGATCCAATTTCCACACCCGATTTGGCAGCAACCTCCTTTAAAAGCAACTTTCCGAGGGCGTCTTCCTTTTCAGAGAATGTAATTTCCTTTCCAGTTTTTTCATCACATTCAATATAAGGATATTTCTTTCCATTTTTACTATTTATTGTACGAAAATGATTCCAGTAATCAGCAAAATTCTCATAAAATTTATTTTGACCAGAATCAAAACTTAATACGGTAGCAGGTAATTTAATAGTCATATTTTATTTTCCTCCATTAAAAATTTTTGTAATGTTATTTTAGTCAAGTAAAAACATGACAACAATTAGACTTTGTAAACTTCGAACTGATAACCAGTTAAACCACCAGCACCAATCGCAGAAGCAGAAGCAAAGGGAATTCTATAGGTTCCAAGATAACGTAGAATTAATCCACTGGTTGTGACAGCAGACCACTTCCACTTATAATTTCCTGAATCATCTGGAATGGCATAGGTAGACGCAGTAGAACTGTCAAGAGCCTCAGATGTAAGGGTGACAATATCTCCTTCGTGCAACTGAAAAGCAGTTGTTACGGCACAAGCACTAGTATAAAAATCTCTCACTGTGCCAAGCCCCTGATAAATATTATCGCCAGCCACAGCAAATGGCATTTCAGGTTCTCCTATCATCCAAAGACGGGTAGCGGAAGCACTCGATGGAGCGGTAGCCAAGAAAACCTCTCCTTGTCCTGCGGTTCCAACTCTGCCACCCAATTGAACAATAAAACCATTGTCTAGGGCAGACGCAGAGATTACAGATCTAGTGTAAGAGTCTACCGTCTCAGCAGCAACACTAGTAGGAATTAAAACAGTATGATTAGTCATTTATTTTCCTCCATTGAAAATTTTATTTTTTAAATTAAAACAAACAAACACGATGAGATTAAACCCACCCGTTTTCATATTTATTAGTATCTTTTTTTTGTGGCAACCATCCAGAGTTTGACAACGCCATTCTGTTGATACCGTCTAATTTCTTTTCCTTAGAATATGAAAAAGCCAATGCCTTAACTTTATTTTTCCAAATATCCACATTCTCTAAATTGAAATTTTCGCTATCCTTTCTGACATCATCTAATTTATCTTTCGGCATTGTGTCAGAAACATCACTTAAAGTAGATTCGACTTCAAATGCAAATCGTTGCCCAAGAACATCTGCTTTAAATTTTTTTAATTCATCATTCTCAGCCATATAAGCATCTTTATCTTCCTGCGCTTTCTTAGATACTGCCATCATTTTTGCATACATAGCAGAACAAAGAGATCCGTAATTTACATTTCCAGATTTATGTTCATCAACTAATTTCTTATAGGTTTCAGTCTCATCCTCAAGAATAGCTAACATAGCAGCTACATCAAGATTGGCATCAAGAGACATATTTTCTTTTTTTTCATTATCTTCATCTTTTTTCTTTTCTTCAGGATTCCCCTCTTCTTTTTCGCCATCCTCTTTTTTCTTAGTTTCATCATCAGTAGCCATTTGCTCTTCTTTTTTCTTTTCTTCTTCGTCAGATGCCACTTTTGTTTTTTCGACTTCTTCAACTGCCATTCTTTCTTTTTCAGATTCTTCCGCAGCCATCTTCGCTTTTTCTTCTTCTAATTTTTTTTCTTCATCATTCATAGACATATCCTCCTTTCCCAAATCTTCTTTTACAAGTTCTTCATCTGACATATTTGATTTTTCCTTTCTCACCCAATGACCATTTTCTACTTTATGGGTTTTTTTGAATTGATCTTTTGCTATGGCATATCCGTTTTTTTCTTTGGTCACACCTATACCATCTGCAACTTTAACTATTTGATTCACTTGCTCTAATGTCAAAGGAACGCCATCTAATTTTTTCATATTTTCTGGAGCGTCTTTTAAAGAATCGTAAGGAAACGCAATAACTTCTCCGTCCTCTCCAAAATAAGATAATTGCCTATTATCTACTTCTTCTAATTTTGCAAAAATCTCCTTGCTCCATTTAGCGCCCGAATTTCCTCCAAAAAATCCAAGAGTTAAAGCATCACGCTCAACCTTACTGTTAAAAAATTTAGCCATTGCCCTAACTTTTTCTGGAGTTATTTTTTCGTTTTTAGAAAGAAATCTTGCCATAGCCAAAGATACGCTAGTTGCGTTTCCGCCATTCTTTTTATGTTCTTCTAAAGATTTTTGAGCATTCTTGCGAACGGATTGTGGAATTGTAAAATCGATATCGTAATACTTATTGGAGAACTCTTTTTCATAAGCCATTCTGTATTCTTCTTTTTCTTTCGCCGCAAAAGAAACTAGATCTGCACAAGCGTTTGGTATTGCAGGAATCACCATTTCTCCGAGAACAGTTATTCCCTGATAGCAATAACTTAACAACTCCGGAATTCCAAAATCAGATGTCTCGTTTTCTTCAAGAACTTCCATTTCAACAGATACACTTTTTGATTTATCTCTCTTAAATATATCTATCATTTTTCCAGCATATCTCACCCACAACTTCCCGATAACGCTCATCATGATGCGAGAATCTTTCATTTCTCTAAATTCTATGGGACTGTCTTTTGGAATGAAGCCACAGATAATTTGATTTTTGGAATGTGTTGTGGCATCGTCTTTTATAGGACTATATTCCCAAATTATAGGCTTTTCAAGAATAGTTTTAGCGGTTCTCTTTAATGTATCTTCACTAACATATAATGAATGTCTATTGTTTCCACTTGCAAAAGCATCTATTTTTAATGTAGCAAATTGAGAATTGTTGGCATCTTCTGTCAATTCAATATTTTCTACAGCAAAACTTAATTTTTCACTCAAACTTTTTACCTCCTTTCTTCAAGGATTCTTATTTATTATTTAACAAAAAACATTTTTACCCAAAATGGTGCAAAAGATAACACTTCTCTGAATAGTTCTGAATCTGAAAAATAATAATTATTACCTTCTCTTGACAATATGGGTATATTTCTTTCTAAAAAATATTTAGATACTAATCCATTACATTTAACTTTATTAGTAATTTTTTCTGGATTTGTGATATACATGTTATCCTTCGAACATCGAATCAAACAAAACTAAATCTTTTACCATCTTTAACTTTAATGCTAGTGCTTGGCTAGTGTTTTCCTCTTCTACTTGTTCGTCTAGCATTTTTTGTAAGAATGGCAAATCAATAAAAGATTTTTCCTCTAACGCTAAATCATAAAGAGATTCTATACTGTCTGTAGTTTGTTGTTCGGTCAATACATAAAAATCAGCAATGCTATTAACATCAGAAAAATTAATTTCTGGAGCGTTAACTTCACCTATGGTAACTTTTCCGCCATTACGGTCATTGAGATGATCCATAAATAAGTTTGCATGAGAATTTTCGCCCTGAGATTGAGTTTTAAAGAATGATGCCAAATTTTTTAATTGCATATCTTCAAAAAGACTTTGAACTTGCATATATTTATTTTGATTTTCTAACTCTATAACAATTTGGGCGTTAATTGCATCATTAAGCATTTGAGATAATTTCATAAATTATCCTCCTTTCATCAGATTAATTATTCCTTTTACCATACATTATAATTAATCTCGTCGCCCGCTGCGATTACCCAATAAGTAGGAGATGCACTTGTAATATTCAGATTACTTCCAGTCATCATAGTTTTCATGGTCAACGGACTTCCAGAACGATATCCTTGGACAAGTTTTCCAACAATAGGATTTACTGTAGTCTGAATTGTGATCGCAGACGCAGCCGCTTGTGCAGTTGTAACCAACAAACTTCCAGGAGTAACCATGTTGCCTTGCAATGTAGCCACATCAACCGCTAAAGTTCCAGAAACAGAAGATGCGCTTGTAATAAGATCATTCAATGTCGTTCCCAATGAAATATCTTGAGCGGAACGATTCATTTTATTCAAATGTTTAATTTCAGTAGTACTTAAAGTCATTTTTATTCCTCCATTGTTTTAACACAAAAATTCCCTGCACTCGGAGCCAAGGGGTTAGCCTCGTTAAGTCAGGGTTAATGATTAATTTATTAAATTATTATTCGATTT